CCAGTTCCAGGTCCAGCCGGCGTAGAGGCCTGTTTAAAGCCGTCAACAATATAGGCCAACATTGCTTCTTCATTCTTCCAAGCTGGATCACGATCAGGATCGCCAACAAAGATTTGGTAAAGCAAATTGTCAGTTGGGCGTGCTTGTGGAGTAACAGTAAATGTATCGTGAACAGTTACTGGAGAAGCTGCATCAGTTTGCATGTTTACACCAGTACCATGTGTGAATGTACAGTAAGGGAAAGCAAAGTAAACTGGAAAGCCATGGTTTTCAGAAACTGCAATATAAGCACCTTTGAACAAGCGCTTATCTGCGCGCTTATATCCACCATGATCTTTATCTTTAATTAACCCTTGCATAAGAGATGAAATATCAAAGGGCATATCATTTGCTGCAAAAGTACATGAAATATTTTCAACACCAACTTCGGTTTCAGCAGTAGTATTAGAACCATATACTTTTGTAATAGTTGGATTTAATCCAGTGATGTTACTTTGAGTAGTACCTTTAGCAGTTTGTAAATCTGCTTGAAAGACGCCTTGTGTCTTGTATCGTCCATAATTTTTGAATTCATCCACGCTCTTTAATTTTGCGTTATCGTCTTCAGGAGCAATTAATGCTCTTTCAAAACCGTTTAATTCCATTAGTTTAATTTCCTTTCATAATTACGTGTAAAATGAAAAGTAAGCATTGTTTCATCTGTTTCAGGATCAGTTCCTTCATCAGGTCCATAACTCACTTGCCATTTAGGTACTAAAAAAGACACAATCGAATTTTTGATTGTGTCTAAATTAGCTACTTTATTTTCATTTCCAATAAACACTTGGATTTCTATTTCTTGAACTTCTATAGATGGAGTATTTGAGCCATACCCAGCATACCTTCCAATAACTTGAGTTATTAGCAAATCAGTTTTAGTATTATCAATTTTCCCTGTTATTCGCTTTTTATAGTAACGATCTACGCCGGGCACTTTATTTAAAATAGCTTGATATGCGTCATTTATCGCTGTCATGGTTCATCACTTCCTTATATGCTTTTAATTCTGCTTCTGCAACGGACTTCTTAGCTTCTTGTTGTGCCTTATCAAGAAAATGCATGTTTTTATAACGCTTCGGGGACATATGATGCTGCCCATTGTTAACAATTTTTGCTAAAAAATCATAGTATTTTCCTTCAAAGCCCACATCAGTATCGCCCGTATGCAATTTATCAGCCGTATAACCAGGTTTATATGTAATGCTGTCCTGTAAGTGTTTAGTCTTTCGATTCCGATTATGATGCTTAGCATTAGCATGACCCGCAGAGCGCCCTCTTCTATAGATTTCATTACTTCGTGGCGTGTGGTCGTGCAATACCGTACTAAACGCTTCAGCGCCTTCACCAGTGATCTTAGCCTTATCTTCAACGGATAATTTCATACCTTTTTCTACTTCATTAACCCAGTTATTTAAAAACTCTCCCATATCATTAGCCATGATCTTCAACCTTCTTAACCGTTACTAAATCATAACTTGTGGGAGAGTTCTTTTCATCTGGATTTATATGAACAACCTCATACATCTCTCCATTAACTATAGCTCTTGAGATTTGATCCCAGAAACTATCTAAGCGATGACGAACTGCATACATTCGCTGGTCAGCTAAATTAAGCCCCTGCGCTTGAATAATTTGAGTTGTATTCAAAGTATAAGGGATTGCTAAAGTCGTCCACAGAACGGTTATTGTAGGCTTGGGATTGTCGTTTTGGTCGTATTCTGGTTCATCAGATTCTTTGCCAAACTCAATTCTCTGAGTCTGACGACTGGGATTTAGTATTCTGACCATCTTGAGCCTCCAATTCTTTAGCATATCTTCCTCTTAATTGACCAATAATGGCATTCGTCACTATGTCAACATTAACTACAGCCCCAGAAGTAATACTTACTGGATTTTGCACATAAGAAGCAGCTAAAGCATTACAAACTAACGTATATAGTGGTTTATTTTCTTCAGAAATGTAGAAGTCCTTGACATCAGTACCGATTGCATGCTGAACATAACTTTCAGCAGCAATTAAAGCACTAGACATACGTTTTTGTAGGCCTTCATCTAGTGAAGTATCTTCATCAAGATATCCTAATGACCTCTTAAGGCCATCAGTGATCTTAAGATAAGTGGTCATTAAGAATCACCTCTAACTACTTACCAGTACCAGCGGTACCTTGAGCTTGGTTAGCAACAGTCTTAAATGAAGCAGCTGCAAATGCACCATCATCAATTAATTGAACGTCAAATCTGTCAATAAAACGAAGCTTAGTAGTATCGTGTTCGAAAGAACCAGCGCCTACATTAGTGGTATCAATTTGCATTTGTTGACGGTCGAATAAAGTAATGCCTTGTTTTAAGTCACCGAAGTATAGTGGGTGTGATCCAGAAACATCAGGTAACCATTTATCAGCAATACGAATTACAGGCTTACCATCGATTAAGTACTTATCTGGGCTAGTAACATCTGGTTGCATTAAGTAACGACCATCTGCATCTTTCACCTTGCTCAAGATGTTATATCCAGATTGGTTAGTAATGAAGCTAGATGTGCTTTCAATTGCTGGATCAAGAGTATTGTTTTCTAAATCCTTGATATTATCGAACTGAGAAATAGTTGGTTTTTTAGGAGCTTTACCCATAACTTCAAGGATCTTAGCATTACGAGTAACAACATCCTTTTTAGCTGCCCAGTTAACCAACCATTGAATGATGTTATCTACAGTATCCTTTAATAAGGTGTTTGTAACAGTAGTAATACCAGCATAACGATGGATTAAGTATTTAACTACTGTTAATTCTGGATCATCGTTATCACCAATTAAGGTAGATTCATCATCTAAGTCTTTTAATGGGGTAATGTCTGCTAATTTTTCGTAAACGCGAGAACCATGTGAAGTAGTAACATTTTCAACATTTACTAAACTTTCAAGCGAAGTAAATGAGCGAGTTAAAGTTCTAATTTGTAATTGAATATCTTCAGGAATAGTTAAACCAGCATTACCAGTACCAGTAGTTCCAGAAGTTACTAAGTTCTTGAAGTCTTTCACAAATTGGTTCTTCATAGCTTGTGCATCTGGCTTACCATCTTTAACAGGTAATGGCTTCTTATTAACTGGTTCAGCATTCAAGTTAGCTCTAGCGTCTTCATATGCTGACTTAGCTAATTCTTGAGCCATCTTAGCATTCTTTAGACTAGTATTTAACTTATTGATGTCATCTACAGAGTGTGAACTGTCATCGTTACCTAAGTCAATGGCAAATTGTGCGCGTTCATCTTCAAGGTCTTGAACTTTTTGACCAGCCATATCAAACGCGTCTTTTAATTGATTGATATTCATTTAATTTTCCTTTCCAAACAAAAGAGCCAACTTATTTGCAAGTTGACTATCATTCTTTTTATTTTCTTGTGTAGGTTGTAGAGGTTTAACGACATTCTCGGTCGACTTTTTATGAAGTAAATTTTTAATTTTATTAATCATGTCTGGCTTAACAGATAAAGAACCATCTGCATTTACTAAAGCTGGTTGATTACTATCTTCAAACATAATTGCATCTGCAAATCCTTTATCTACTGCTTGCTTAGCATTCATCCAAGTTGTATTACACATTAATCTGTAAACTTCTTGTTTATCTAAACCAGTTTTTTGACTATATAAATCTACAAATGATTTATCCAATGAATTTAGAGCATTTAAATCACTAGCCAAATCATCGCTATTTCCCATTGAAATTGTAGACGCTCTATGAATCATCATTTGTGCTGTTGGTGACATTTCGACACGATCAGCAGCAAGTGCAATCCATGAAGCAGCAGAACAAGCTTGACCAGTAATCTTTGCGGTTACTTGTCCTTGGTACTCCTTAAGTGCGGTGTAGATCTCGCTCCCTGCGTCCACATAGCCTCCAGGAGAGTTAATCTCAAGTGTTACGTCTGATCCATCAGCATAACTCAAAGCTTGTTTAACGGTCTTAGGATTAATATTCTCGTAGCCTAAAAAATCATAGACATCAGCATAATCACTCGGGATCACTTCCCCGTTCATCTGAATTGTTACCATCGTTCTCACCTCCCTCTTGTTGAATTAATTGAATTGCTTGTTGCGGTTCATTTTCTGGATCTGGTAGATCTTTAGGCAAATACCCGGAGTTTTGCAAGATAAAACGTGCTTGATTACCTGCAATTGTTCCACCTTTTACCAAGTTTGAAATAGTACTTGCATACTGATCTCCCATTGCATCAATTGCGAAACGAATATTCGCTGAAATATTAGCATGGAGTTTATCATTTAATTCGCCAACAATTGCTTGTACATAGCGATTTAATGATTTTGCATACTGACCACTTATTTGAGTAATTGATGATTGCTGATCGCCCTGACCATTTAAATAGCTATCTGGTATCCCATAAACTTTCGCAATTTGGTCTCTTGTCCAATCAACCTGATTTAGAAGACTTGCAATATTTCCTTTCATCTCTAATGGTTTGTAATCTTCTAGTGCATCAATTACAACTGGACCATCAGAGTTATGAATTTGCTTTGATATCTCTTTTGATCTAGCAATTCTAGTTTCAGCATCCAGTAAACCACCTTTCTGAATAGTTAAAACCGCACTAGCAGTAACCGATTGTTTTAATGCCTTTAAAGTTAGTGCATTGGAAGCATCTTTAATTTGTTGTTCATTAATCAGTGCAGAGAGTGGAGACACACCAGTCTTACCACCATTTTTAGAAAGTAAGCGAATATGAATTACATCAGCAGCTGGTACATTCTCCATATATCCAATAGCTGGTTCATCAAAGTTAATGTTATAGATCAATCCTGAACCATCTTGGAGAAGCATTGGTTGAACTTGTGACGGCCTTAAATACTCCCACGAGAGATCAACACCATTAGTATTCTTGTGTCGATATGCGTAACAATTCCCATCTAATAAGAGTTGCGCAAACATTCCTTGCCAGAAACTATAACCATTAGTAGTAACACTTGGATTACTAATAATTGATTGTGATCTACCAGAGTCAGCAGTGTATCGAACCATAGCTAAATCGCCTGATAATTGCATAATCAGTGAGAAAATATCTGAGTTCTTAAGCGCTGTATCTGCAGAAACATATTTCTGTGCTTCGCCACCTGTTAGGAAGTTAACCCAATCAGGATCATTTAGAGAAAAGCCTTGAGAGTGAGATTTATTTAGCTTTAACAGAGGCATTACTTACCACCTCCTTTCTCACCACCTGCTGCGATAAGTTCCACTAAATAACCAGAAATTAAAAAGGCTACACCGCCAGCGATGTAACCCAAAGGTTCATTAATTTTAAAAGTTCCAAAAACAATTCCTGCAAGTCCTACAAAATAGAAAATTACATCAATATACTTCCACAGTTGTTGTTTTAATTTAGTAACCAGTGTTCTCACCTCCTAGTAGTCCTGATTTTGGATTCTTAAACCAATCCAGAACTTGTTGTTCCGTCATTCTGTCTACTTCTGTATCCTTATTATTTAAGTCTGAATTTTCATCAAAGTAATACATCGCTTGGAATAGTGCATCAATAATTGCATCTACAACATCAATTTTCAAAGTAGCCTTATCTTTATCCACTTGAATACCAATTTTATCCGCTTTTACTACTGCGTTTAGCAAAGCTTTTTTCATAATGGGATCATCAGGTATGGTTGCTTTATGAGTCACAAATAACTCTTGTAAAAACTTCGTTGGGTTTGCTAGTGCACTGGTGCGTTGCTGAATATCCATAATATTCCAGCTAGTATTAGCATTTAAGGATTCTACAATATTTTTGACCTGATAAGATCCAAATCGATCGTAGCCAAAAAACTTAACATTAAGATTATGATTACCTACAAAATCAAGTAACCAATTATAGATTTGCTCTGGATTAATAATCCCATCCTTATGTGCAGTTATCTGACAATATTCAGGAAACGCATGATAAGCTATTCCATCCTGGTTTTCTTTAGCCTCAAGAGAACCTGCAGCATGCCATGGAATAAAGCTAAACTGTTGTAAATAATACTGACTGTCTCCATAAGGATAAACAAAACCGATAGCGGTGTTATCTGAAAACATTGAATAGTCAAAACCGATAAATACTTCTCGCCCATCAATTTTAAAATCATTATCTACAGCATCTTCAACATCTTTCAAATTTAAATAACTTTTTACATCTTGCTTTAACCATAAATTCAAATTCTTATTTTGAAATTTATGAAGTGTGTTATTAAGAATTGCTTGATCTCTTTGCTTAATTAAATTACCTGTACGACGCTCTTTTTCTTCTTCAGATAGATTTATCAAAGGGTTGGATTTAGCCCATGTTTCAGGTTTGTAAGTCTCATCTAGATCATCTTGCATCCACACAAGACAGAGAGAGTTATCTCCTTTACGTTCAAAGTCCTTTTCCATGATATTTTGCATTTTTATTTGCTCATCATGAAATGGGCTTGTTGGATCAGGATAAGCAGAACTGATTTTAATAAATTGATGATAAGGCTTTACTTGTGACTGACCATCTATGATATCAGTAATTCTGTCATAGGTTTTTAATGCACCAGTTTCATCGTAAATAGCTAGAACGTTGTGTGTACTATCATACTTATCAGCTTCATAACTGATTTTCCAAATTTTATTATTTGTTTTCTTTTGAATAATTTGGTTAGCTTGGATTTCAAGTTGAGTTTTCTTAGCTAATGTTTTAAATGGTTCAATTGAAATAACCGTCTTCATCATCTTTTGAACATAACCAAATAATTTACTTGATTGATCAGAAGTGTTAGCAGTAACCAAGAAGTCCTTATTTGTGTAGCCCAAAGTATCTACTAAGAATGCCTTACACAATTGAACGGCTGCAATTTGAGTCTTACCTTGGCCACGTCCAACTGAAATATGAATATCAGTAAATCGTCGTTCATTATTCTCATCTTTCCAACCATTAATTTGACATAAAATAAATTTTTGCCAGTCCATTAACGGCATTATTTTATGAGTATCAACATCAGGAATTACAGATGCAATTGTTAAAGCTTTATTAGCCTCTTCCACATCATAGTGATATAGAAAGTCTTTTGTGTTTTGGCGAGTTAGGTCCATTAAATGACGAAAAGCATGCAACTTTTCCATGTATCCGGTCATTTTTTCACAGTTTAAAACGGAAAATGCGTATAAAGTTGCAGGATCGTGATATTTTGTTTTTATATCTGACCAATCAATGCTTTTATATGCACCAATTACGTCATGAGTTTGTGTTAAATCAATTTTCACGATTTAAAGAACTCCTTCATCGATTCAGCTACTGATTTCTTGTTTTCTTCAGGTCCTGAGAGTTCCATAAGCTTATTTCTCGCTTGTGGACTTAGACCTAATTGTTTACCAATTGTATTAAGTCTCCCTAAAGAATCAGACATCATATTGTAAGCAGGGTTCTTTTTGAAACCCTGAAAATCACGGCTGACCACTGAACCATCCACAGGGGAGAGAGAAGTCTTATAGACTTTTTGTTGAATACCGTGTTTCTGTAGGTCTTCATAAGCTTGTCTGTAAATATCATATGCAGAACAATATTGCTGGATTAAATACTCGTCTGCCCGAATAATCTTATTGCTTTTATTCAAATATGCAGTCAATTTAGGCCATAAATATTTACCGTAAGTTCCCAGCCATTTAGGTG